CATCACCAATACCAAGTTCAGGAATTTATGCAGGAGGTGGTGGAGCAGGATCATGGCAAAACTGTGCAGGTAATCCAAATCCAGGAGGAGCCGGAGGAACAGGTGGTGGCGGAGCAGGAGCTAATGCAGGTGCTAACGCTGGATCAGCAGGAACTGCTAATACCGGTGGAGGTGGTGGAGGTGGAGGCGGTTTAAACAATCCAACAGGAAATACTGGAGCAGGCGGAGCCGGCGGTTCAGGAATCGTTATCGTAAAAGAATTAAACAAGGCAAGTGGTGTTTGGAGTTTAAAAAGTCAATTTAGTGCGCAGAAGGCAGGGACTTGGCCGTTTGCAGGTCAGTTAGTAGATTATTTAGTAGTAGCAGGTGGAGGAGGAGGTGGAACTGTAAATGCTGGGGGAGGAGGAGCAGGAGGTTTTAGAAGTTCATTCCCTGGTGGAACAGCTTTATTTATAGGAACAGCATCACCAACACCAGTTACAGTTGGAGCAGGTGGAGCAGGTGGACCACCAGCAGCACCTGGTTGTTATGCAAGAGGTTTTTCAGGATCAGATTCAGTATTTTCAACAATCACATCAGCAGGTGGTGGAGGAGGTGGAAGTAATGGCTCTCAAAAAATAGGATCTTCAGGAGGTTCAGGTGGAGGTGGATCAGATGGTGGAGCAGCAGGATCAGGAAACACACCACCAGTAAGTCCTTCTCAAGGTAATAATGGAGGAGCATCAAATACACCTAGTGGTGGAGGTGGTGGAGGTGGAGCAGGAGCTGTAGGTACAGCTAATACAGTTCCATATCAAGGGGGACCAGGAGGAGCAGGATCAGCAAATAGTATTTCAGGAAATCCAGTATCTTACGCAGGTGGTGGAGGAGGTGGAGGCAGAGGTACACCAGGATATCCAGGTGGATCAGGAGGAACAGGAGGAACAGGAGGAGGAGGTCCAGGTTCTCCAACAGGAAATGGAACAGCAGGAACAGTCAATACTGGAGGTGGTGGAGGTGGAGGTGGACTTACAAATGATCCAGGAGCTTTTTCTGGAGGTGCCGGCGGATCGGGGATAGTTATTGTAAGAGCGAGAAGTTCAAGTATTTTATTAACAGCAAGTCCTGGAACAAATACAATTACAACTGCGCCTTGTGGACAGGATGTAGCATCATTTACAGTTTCGGGAAGTTTAGGATTTAGTGCAGTTGCAGCATCAGTAGATTATTTAGTCGTAGCTGGAGGTGGAGCTGGTGGAGGAAGTTATGCTGGAGGAGGTGGAGCAGGAGGTTATCGTTCATCATTTCCAGGAGGAGTAAAATTAAAATTAGCAACTGGATCTTATCCAGTAACAGTAGGAGCAGGAGGAGCAAATAGTCCAGCATTAAGTTCACCAGGAAATCCTTCAATATTTAGTTCAATTACATCAGCAGGTGGAGGTGGAGGTGGAAACTATTCTATTCCAGGTTTTGCAGGAACACCAGGAGGTTCAGGAGGAGGTGGAGCAGGAAGATGTGCTGGAACAGCAGGAACAGGAAATAGTCCACCAGTAAGCCCACCACAAGGAAATAATGGAGGAGCTGGAAGTGGAACAGCTTTTGTTGGAGGAGGAGGAGGTGGAGCTTCTGCAGCAGGAACAGCAGGTAATCCATCAGCAGGAGGTCCAGGAGGAGCAGGTTCTCCAAATAGTATTTCAGGTTCAGCAGTAACTTACGCAGGTGGAGGAGGTGGATCTGGTAATGATCCAAATGGAAGAGCAAGAGGAACAGGTGGAGCTGGGGGTGGAGGTAGTGGAGAAGGTAGTGGGTTTATAGCTACAGCAGGAACAGCTAACACTGGAGGTGGAGGAGGTGGAAGAGAAGATTGTGCTCCAGTTTCTGGTGGTAATAGTGCAGGTGGATCAGGTATTATTATTGTAAGAGGACCAAGTTCTGCTAATTTTTCTGCAAGTCCTGGAACAAACACAGTTACAACATTACCGGCACCAGCTGGAGGTTGTAAAGTTGCGACATTCACGGTTTCTGGAACGCTTACAGTTAGCTAATAATTCATAGGCTTGACATTTATTCTATAAATTCATATATAGGAATTAGAAATGAATCTTCAAAATTTTTACTACTACTTCCAAAGCGCACTCACGCCTAGATTTTGCGATGAGTTAATTAAGTATGGTATTTCTCAACAAGAACAATTAGCACTTACAGGTGGTCAAACTAATAAAGTTAATAAAGGTGAAAAATTAAACGACGACGATATAATAGATTTAAAAAAGAAAAGAGATTCAAATATTGTTTGGTTAAATGATAGATGGATCTACAAAGAAATTCAACCATTTATACATCAAGCAAATAGATTAGCAGGATGGAATTTTGATTGGGATTTTTCTGAAAGCTGTCAATTTACAAAATATAAATTAAATCAACACTATGATTGGCACTGTGACTCTTGGGAGTCAGCATATGCAAATAAAGATAACCCAGATACTTTTGGTAAAATAAGAAAGTTATCTGTTACTTGCAGTTTATCCGCTCCAGAAGATTATGAAGGCGGAGAATTAGAATTTGATTTTAGAAATACAGATCCTGATAAACCAGCAATAAGAAAATGTGCTGAAATTAAACCAAGAGGAAGTATAGTTGTTTTCCCATCTCACGTTTGGCATCGTGTAAAGCCAGTTACAAAAGGAACTAGATATTCATTAGTTATTTGGAATCTTGGATATCCATTTAGATAATATGCCATATAATACTTTAGAAAAATTAAAAGCATATAAAATTAAAAATAGAGAAAAAACTAATTTAATTGCTAAAAGATATAGAGAAAAAAATAAAATTAAAATTAAAGAAAGACTTAAATTATATGCATTAAATAATCCAGAAAAAATTAAATTAGCATATAGAAAAAATGCTTTGAAAAAAAGATATAAATTAACAATAGAAGAATATAATGAAATGTATCGTAAACAAGAAAGTAAATGTGGTATATGTGGAATTCATGAAAATCAATTAACAAAAAAATTAAATATTGATCATAACCATAAAACAGGAAAAGCTAGAGAATTACTATGTCAAAAATGTAATGTTGCATTAAGTTATTTTGAAAACTTTGACATTAAACCATTTATAGAGTATTTAAAAAAACATAAAGAAAAACTTAACTAAAGGATAGAGAAGATGGCAAAAACAGATCAATTAAATTCATCAATATATTTTAGCACACCTGTTTATTCTATTGAAATTCCAGAATGGGTAGATCATGTAGATAAAGTTTGTGATAAATATATTAAATCAGCTAAAAATAATAATAAAAAAGCAATTAAAGATAGAGAAAAAGAATTAGGTAAAAAAATTGGTGATTTTGGAATGAGTCATCATTCAACATCTTTAGTTGGAGATCCTGATTTAAAAGAATTACAAGAATATATTGGTTCAACTGCATGGAATGTTTTAGATCATATGGGTTATGATTTAACTAACTATGAATTATTTTGGACTGAATTTTGGGTACAACAGTTTGCAGAAAAAGCAGGTGGGAACCATACGCCACACGTGCATTATAACAATCACATTAGTGGTTTTTATTTTTTAAGATGTTCAGATAAAACATCTTTACCAGTATTTCACGATCCAAGACCAGGTAAATTAATGACACAATTACCTTTAAAGAATGAAAAAGAAATTACGTTAGGAACTGATAAGATCCATTATAAACCTAAACCAGGTACAATGATTTTTATTCCAGCGTATTTAACACATGAATATATCGTTGATGCAGGAGTTGAAGATTTCCGATTTATTCATTTTAATTTACAGGCAGTACAACGAATGATTACAGACACTGTAAGAAAACAAGCAACTGAACAAACTAACTGTTAAGGAGAAAATATGAGTTTTAAGAAAAATAAATACACAGTAATTAAAGGAGCAATATCAGAAGATCTTGCTAAATTTTGTTATGATTATTTCATGATGAAAAGACAAGTTGCGAGAACTATGTTTGATACAAAGTATATAAGTCAGTTTACTGAATATTTTGGTGTATGGAATGATCAACAAGTTCCAGAAACATATTCTCATTATTCTGACATCGTAATGGAAACATTACTTGTAAAACTTCTTCCAATCATGGAAAAAGAAACAGGATTAAAATTAAATACAAATTATTCATATGCAAGAATTTATAAAAAAGGAGATGTATTACATCGTCATAAAGATAGATTCTCATGTGAAATATCTACAACTATGCATTTAGGTGGTGGTTGTTGGCCAATATATCTTGAACCAGATGCATCACAAGGTGGTGTAGATGAAAAGACTGGTAACTATAAACCATCAAAATCTAAAGGTGTTAAAGTATTATTAGAACCTGGTGATATGTTAGTATATCGTGGAAATGAATTAGAACATTGGAGAGATAAATTAACTTTTGATGACTGTGGTCAAGTATTCTTACATTATAATAATGTTGAAACTAAAGGATCTAAAGAAAATATATACGATCGTAGACCACATTTAGGACTTCCAGCTTGGTTTAAAAAGTGATATAAAACCCGTTTACTAGGGGTTTTATGCCATTAAGCAAATTACAATTTAGACCAGGAATAGATAAACAAAACACTCAATACGGCGCAGAAGGTGGCTGGGTTGATTGTGATATGGTCCGTTTTAGATACGGAGTTCCTGAAAAGATAGGTGGATGGTCACCAGCGGTTGGTAACAACTTAATAGGCGTTGCGCGAGACATTCACACTTATACAGATTTAGCAGGTGACTCATTAGCAGCCATTGGAACTGATAGAAAATTATATTTATATTACGATAACAACTTTTACGACATTACACCTTTATCAACAACTATCCCCGCTGTGTTTTCCTTTACTTCCGGAACGACGATCGTGGATGTTACAGCAACTTCTAATGGAGCGGTAGCAGGGGACTTTGTTACATTTTCAGGAGTATCAGGAGTAAACGTTGTTAATATTACTAACTCTAATATGTCTCAAGAATTTGAGATTCAAGAAATTAAAACAGCTAATACATTTACAATAGATGTTGCATCTATTGCAACACCAGGTGTAGTTACAACATCAGGTACTGCATCAAGTGCAGCATTTCAAATAAATGTAGGAACAGACGTTACAACAGTTGGTAACGGATGGGGAGCCGGTGC